AGTGAACCAATGCCACAATCTCGCCTTTCTCTGATGCGTTGATGTAATCTTCTGGCGAGATTTCAAAGTGGTTCTCTTTATCTTCTGCCACGTTATCGCAAGGTATAAAGACTTTTCCACTACCTACTAAAACAACAAAACCACAGCTTTCCTGTGGTTCTTTTGATTTTGAGTATTTGATTATCTCGTTGTGTAGTTTACCGTTCATCGCCTACCCCAATTTATCAACGCTAACGAATCCGCCATAGTTGTGTGTATTGTTTCTTAACTTGCAACCAGTCAATAAGCCACTGCACTTATCCTTTTTCGGGTCGTTTGTCGGTTGGTCTTTTTCATCTGCAACCGCTCGGCCTGTATAACCGCACTCAACGCCACGATAAAGCCATGAACAAGTCGAAGTAATCATTCGCCCAATCACTGCGTTGTCCGTCTCTGACGGTAAGGCTAGAGTGAATTGAGCTATATCACGATTGAGTGAAGATAATTGCTCAATCAGAAAATAACTCAATGCTTCCTGTGACGGGTCGGCTTGCTTATTGCCATCTTCGAAATTCACTGCATCAAGGTAGTGCATATAGACCAATCTTCGTCTAACAACACCGCCAAGACATTGGTCAAAGCGATTACAAAGTGCGGTAATAAATCCACCAACATTTCCTAGAGTTAGCGTTGGTCGGTTACTTGGCCCACTACCTGATAGCTCAAAGCCATCTGCTTTTACACCGAAAGGCTGATAAGTCTTGCCTTGCCATACAATAGGCTGTGATTTTTCGTTAGTTCCAGCATAAAATCGATAAAGCTCGCCACTTATTCCGTCAGCATCTTTTAAACCTCGCAAATCCACTTCAAACAACTCAATCAGTGCATTTTGCTCTAGTTTGGCAAGGTCTAACTTGAATTTATTGCTAATTAGTTGTGGCATTATGGCACCTCAACAAAATCACAAGTAAACTCTGTGAAGTTTAAGCTCATTCTTGCCGGCCATTTACTACAAATAACTTTCATATTCTTGCCAGTAAACGGGTCTTTAAAAAGAAAAGGATGAATTCCTTTGTGTTTTTTAAAGAATTCATCCACTTCTAGGCGGTCTTTGTTTTTAACTTTAACCGATACGGAATAAGAGCGGAGTAAGCTGTTAATCCCTTGCAATTGGCGTTGCGTATATCCATCACCAAACTCAATAGAGTTTACTGTTGGCTCATTATCAACCTGAAAATCAGGTCTGACGCACCATTTAAATGTTTCCATATTTACCCCTAAGCAAACACACCACCAGAACGCATATTATTTGAAATAATTCCATTAGTTTCACTTCTTGCTATCTGACGGATTAGCTCTACTGTGATTTCCGTTTCGCCATTACGCTGCCTTTGCTCTACATTCGCATTAACAGGCTCGCCATTATTAATTACCTTAACGGAAATACTTCCGCCAGTCATAGGCTTATAGCCAGTTGACGGAATAGAGCCGACTGTTCCACCTGTGGCATATCCACGACCATAATTAAGGTGATTAAGGAATCCAATCCCTAATCGTGATGTTGCCTCTTTGGTGATGACATATTCGCCACGATGAACAACGCCTGCTGGCTGATATTTGCCACCATCGCCAGTATAACCACCACCAGCAAAGCCAAGAAAACCACCAATAGAAGTTCCGCCAAATGCTGACTTCATTGCATTAAATAAAGCCATTTTCACAATCATTGAGGTTAAATCGCTTAAGATTGATTTGGCTAATGAGCTAAAATCTGCTTTACCTGTCGTTATGAAATTGGTTAAAGAATCAGACATTCCGTTAAAGGCTGATTGCGTGATGTTTGAAATATTTCCAGCCACATCATTCACCATTCCCTCAAGCTGAACCACGCCATCTTGCAATCCTGCGATTGGATCTAATCTTCGCTGTTCGGATGTTGCCTGAATAACCGCTCTACGCTCTTTCAGTTTTGCGATCTCTTCATCAAGCTTAGCAATGTTCTCTTGCGACATTCCGATTTTTAATCGAGCTGCCTCAAGGTCTAACTGATGATTATATTGCAGTAATTCTTGCTCTTTTCTTGTTTTACCAAGCAATTCAAGCTCGAATTGCATTTCTCGCAGTTTTTCACCGTTATCAAAGGTGAACTGTGCGATAGCCACGCTTTGTTGTGCCGCATCAATTTGAGCCGCCATATCTTTAAGCTTAGCTAATCCATCGGCACCGAAATGAGCGTATTTCTCGCCATTTGCCGCTATATCTTGAGTAATCTTGTTTAACTCTTGATACTGGCTGATTTGACCAAACATAGAAATATCTTGAGCATTAGCTCTGATTTCTGAAAGTCTGCGCTCCATTTCACTAAGTTGGTCTGTGAACTGTTTCACATAATCAACTTTAGAGCCGCCAGATTTTTTAGCTGAGCCACCTTTACTGGTAATTTGTGATGCGTATAGCTCGACATTGCTATTAAAGACAGCATCATAATCTGCAGTGCCTTTCGTAAGTCCTGAATTTATAGTCGCATCTTCCGCTTTAAGTCTGCTTTTCTTGGCTGGGTCTTTCTCTTTATTGATTGCAATTTGGCGATTGTTTCGCTCAATTATTTGTGTTGCTTTATCACTTAAAGCGTTTTGAACACTAAAACCAAGAGCGTTGAACTGACTTGCAACCAAGACGGCCATTGCACCCATTCGCTCAACCGCACTGGTAATAGATGCCGCACCACTTTCCGCACTTGGAAAGATTCGGTTTAAATCATCAAGAGAAAAGCCGATTGAATCAATGCTAACTTTGGAAGTGTCAAGCGTTGGCAATAAGCTTCTTAATTTGTCGTGAAATTCAGCAACGGGAACTTGACCAATGATTGTTTTTAAATCATCTTCCGATTTAGTCAGTTTCTCGTTTGCCTTAGCTAATTCTGCTTTTTTAATCGCTAAATCTTGACTTGCCTTAGCTAATGCCTCTAGATACGCTGTATCTTCCGCTTTTCCGCTTGATTGAGCGATTTGCTTACCTTGCTCAATAATTCTATTGAGTTTTGCGTATTCTTCCTCTAATCGCTGAATTTCGCCTTTCTGTGCAGTGATGGATTGCTCTAATTTAGCTTTCATTCCATCAAGCACTGCTGCTGATGTGTTAGCCAATTTACCAGTTGTCACATCTAAGCTATCGGCAAAGGATAATAACTCTTGTCTAGCCGCCTCTGTTTTCTGTTGATAATCTAAGAAAACACCAACGCCAGCCGACAAACCTAGAGTTAATAATCCAAGTGGGCCACCAACAAAACCTAATGCACCGCCTAAACCTTTACCAGATGCAGTCAAAGCTTGCTGTGCAGCGGTTAGATTTCTCGTTGCAGCCGCTTGTGCTGACATAGCAGCAGAAGCTTGAATACTTGCCGCAATCCAAGTGCGTATTTTGCCAACACTCCAAATCACACCGGCACCAGCGGCAAGACTTGTGACAATAGTTAAGTGATTGGCGATTTCGTTGATAGCTTTAGCAAACGCCTCGCTCGCACCTGTTGATTTATCTAATTCCCCAATCCACTTAATCGTAGATGTGTTTAGATTTTCAAAGGCTGCGGAAATAGTGAGAATACGAGTGTTAAACTGGTCATCAACAGATTCTTTTGCTCGCTCTAACGCTGGAACGAGAACGTCCATTGTTAGCTTGCCCTCTTTCGCCATATTGCGAAGTTCGCCAGTTGTAACACCTAAACCAATCGCAATCGCTCTAGCTAATCCTGGTGTCTGCTCCATTACAGAGTTAAATTCATCACCACGAAGAATCCCACTCCCTAACGCTTGCCCGAACTGTGTCAATGCTGCATCTGCCGCACCTGCACTTGCCCCTGATACTGCAACAGCTTTAGATACCGTTTCGGTCAAACTAGCAATCTGTGCTTGACTAATCTTTAATGTTTCGGCATTTTGAGCAAATCGCTGATAAACCCCTGAAGTCGCATTAATGCTTTGGTTTGTCTTTAATGCAATATCAAAAACGTTATTCAAGCCTTTTGAACTGCTAATTGATGCACTTTCAACCAATCGGAGCTTGTTTTGAATTTCAGTGTATCCATCGGCAAAACCTTTTAATTGATTTGCACCAAAGCCAGCAATACCGGCTTTAAAAAGGTTTGAAGATACACGATTGAGCGAATTCATCGACCGCTCAATGTTTTCTAATTGTCTTGTAGTGGTATCGGTGAAACGCTTAACTCTACCTTGTGCGTTGTTGATACCACTTTGGAATTTAACCTGATCTAACTCAAGCTGAATATTCAAGTGTCCTAATGAGCCTGCCATTTTTACCCCGTTATCTGTTTGCTAAGTAATCAGCAGAACCGTCATCAAACTCATCTTCTTCTTTCTTCTCTTTGTAAAAAGGCATAAAGTCTGATAGCTCTGGCGGTTTGCCTTTCGGATCACGATTAACCATTGCTAAAACGTGCGAAATTTGAGCCGAGCGATAATCATCACGCCATAATCCAAACGGCTGTTCTTCATAAAACAGTCTGTATTCTTGTAAATGACTTTCAGGCATCTGCTCAATTTCTTCTAGCGTTTTCCCGATAGAAAGCGACAGGTTTATTTGGAACTTTCTTCGGCTGGTGAGTTTTTTGGTTCACCGTCCATAATGGCTTGATTTAGTTGCTCAATAACCGCTTTATCTAGCTGTGCTAATTGCTCTAAATCGTTCTCATCTTCGGCATTGAATAGATTTTCACCGTGCTCATCACATAAACGCATTGCGATTGTGCGAGTTAATTTGTGTTTGTCGTAAACTTTCGCTAATTGCTCGGTTAATGTATCTTCATTCGTAAAATCAAGCGTAATACCCTGACTTTCAGCAATTCGCACTAATTCTTGTTGTTGTCCGTATAAGGCTTTATTCATTTCGCCAACGGTAAACTCACGGATATAATAGGTGTCACCTAAAATCTCTACTGGTTTAACTTTTGGCTTGTGTGATAAAAGTTTATCTCTTAAATTCATTCGTCCCGCCTTAGAAAAAGAAAACCGAGAGGATTAACTCTCGGTCTTATTGATTAAGCTGTTGCTGGTAGGTAATTTTCTAGTTTTGTGTTCTCAATGGTGATGCTGCCTTTAAGCTTGCCTTTAACTTCGCCATCAAAACTAACGCTTTGAGCAAACCCAGAGCCATACACCGAGCCTTGTTTATTCATAAAGACCATTAACCAAGGGAACGTTTCACCACTTCTGTGTTTTTTACGCAAATCCTGCTGAATTGTCGTAGCTGGGGAAAAGTAAAAATCAAGCTTAATTGTTCCAAGTTCTAACTCGTTTGATTGATATTCAGAACCTTTCGAGCATATTGTAGTGATGTCCTCTTTATTGCGAGTACCACCATCAAAGCTAATACTTGTGATAGCACAAAAGTTGTTTGATAATTTAATTTTAGCAACCTTAGCCCCAGTGAAATCGGTTGGTTTGTCAAAACTTCCCCAATCAACTTCGTCAGCTAAAGTAACCACATCTGTGGCTACTGATTTTACAGGATAAAAACCATCAATCGCAGCGCCTAAACCAGTGATGCTAATGTAGTCCCCAGTTTTAAATCCGTTATTCGCCACAGTAATTGTTGCATTTGGTGTAACAGTGCAAGCTGTAATAGCTTTTTCTGTTTCAAATCCAACGCCAAAGTAAAATTTACTCCCTTGAAAAGGGGTTGTTTGTGTTGCCATTGTTATTCTCCATAAGCAATTTGGTAATTGATTGTTCTGCGGTGTAGTTTTGTATCAGGCTCATAGTCTGACAGGTCGTTACTACGCTCCGCATAGTCAAATTTTTGCTCTAACGCACTAAATATCGGTTTTCTTAACGCCATCACATCATCTGGATTTGGGCTGTATATGTCGATTTGCACCATAAAATCATCTAAATCACCATCTTCTAGAGCAGAATTAGGCGAAATATTAATGAATTGATAGACGATGACAGGGAATTTCTTGTTGGTATCGGGAATAAACCCATAAAAACACCGATTTTCAACAAGTGTAGCTAATGCCTTAAATAAATCTTGCTGAATCATTTCCCTGCCTCTTCTTCAATCCCACGTTTAAGTGTTGTGATGATTTCTGTCGCAGCCTTTTCTTTAGTCTGCTCAAATGCCGGTCTTAGGAATGGCTTGGCTGGCATTTTTGAAGTGCCAAACTCAACAAAACGCCAGTAAAACGGGTCTTTCGGATTGTAAGCACCGCTACTTGCATTTTTAGTCTTAAAAGCCTCTCTCTGCTTGGCCGTAAGTCCTTTAACTCGAATTACAGTGCCGATTTTGCCGTTTTTTAAGACTTTCGTGCTGCTCTTAATCGCTTTTTTGAGCGTGCCAGCTCGTCTATATGGCGTACTTTGGGAAAGAACAGGTGCATTTTGTCTTGCTTGTTCTCGCACAATCTTTCCGCCCTCTCTCATCGCTTTAACTGCAATCTTGTTAGAGACCTTACGACCAAGCTCACTCAAAGCTTTGTGTATTTGAGATAACCCCTCAACCTTGACATTACCCATCAACTGCCTCTTTACACATTAATTGTAGAGAAACGTTGCGTTCTTGGGTGTTAAGCACAGCAACAATTTCTAAAAAGCGTTTACCGAACTTAACCCTCATTGACGGTTTAATGCCGTCTAGATGGCGTAGCCATATCTGTGTAGTGATTTCCGACTGCACTTGTTGAGCTGAAAAGTATTCTCGGCCAGATAAAGGTCTAACATCAGCCCAAACAGTCGCAACAGATTTCCACTTCGTTATGGTTGCTCCATAGTCATTAATCTCATTGACTTGTCGCATTAATGTAATTCGATGTCTTAATCTTCCGATTTCCATCTATACCCCCATAATTCGATATGGCTGAATTAGTCGCCAAGTACCCTCTTCAATCTCTCTTGAAACTATACCAATCACAACACTCTCACGGTGTTCGTACCAGTGAGCAATCGTCATTAACATCGCTTGTTTGATTGCGGAATTGATAACTAAGCCATTCGCAACATCGTCAGGCACTTCGCTCGCAAATAACTTTCGATCTAACTGATTTTCGATGTGTTGCTGTGCTGCACTCTCATACAATCCGAGTAATTCGTCCTCATCATCGCTATCAATGCGGCAATGCTGTTTGATTAAGTCTAGTGTGAGTAACATATAAGCCCCAAAAGAAAGCCCCAATTAAGGGGCTATGATTGATTATTTAGCGAGTAATGTGCCTTTTACAAACGCTTCTGGACGGTAGATAGCTAACGCCAAACGCTCTTCGCAAAGGATTGTGACTAAGTTTTTCACAAAGTCATCTTCGTTCTCGGTTGATACCGCTACGCCTAATTGTTGGCGGTCGAAGATTTGAGCGCCCATATTGAACGCACCAGTTAAGAAGCTACCAGCAGTGATTGCTTGAGTTTGAACTACTGGGATACCCCATAATGTTGGCTGCGCTAAGCTTTGCGGATTACCGATAATGTGGCGACCTTGACCGTCTTTTTCTAGCTCAATTTTCGCCCAGTCGATAGGGTTTAACACGAAGCCGTTTGCTGGATAGTCAGATAGGGCTACTTGTAATTGTGCTAAACGTAATTGGTCGATGATTGTGTAGTTTTTAAGTGTTGCTTTATCAGCAAACGCTTGAGCTACTTGGCTTAAACCTTGTAAGCCACCAGCTGAGCCGTCACCGTTCAATAATTGCTTATCTTCGACTAATTTTAAGCCGTAAGCTAAGCGACCGTTGATGTAGCTTTCTAACATTGCAGCATCGTCTAAGATTTGACGAGATGCTTTAACGTAGTGAGCTAATGTTTTAACGCCAACAGTCACTTCTTCAAGTTGTAAATCAGATTGTGCTTTTTTCACACCTTCAGTTGCTTGAGCTGCTGCATTGTTAGTGAATAGTTTTTCACGAACATAAGTAATTGCGTTGCTGTCAGTAGTACCTTGCATTAACAAGTCACGCACAGTCAATGGGCGTTGTGGAGGTGTTACAATGCCAGTTAAACGCATTGGAGCAACTGCCGCGCCTGCTGAACCTGCTGCATCAGTGGTTAAACTTGTAATGGTTGCTTTTAAGCTTAATTTAGCTGATTTACCAGAGCGTGGGTCTACTGCAAATGATTTGTAACCCTCTGTATCTACTAAACGTTGAGCGATTGATTTTTCTTGCTCTACACCATAGCCACGGCGAGTTGCTTTTTGCTCTAACTCGTCTAAGCGGCTTTTCGCACTGTTCATAGCGGTTAAGGCTTCATCAACACGACTTTTTAAGTCGTCTAAGCCTTTTTCATTGCCTGCCATTTTAGCTTTTAACTCTTCGCCTAAGCCTTTTACCTGTTTGGTAGCATTTTTAAACTCGGTGGCGAGTGCTTCATAATTTTCTTGAGACATTGTTTATTCCTTATTAATGGATTTAAGAATATTGATTGCGTTGCTAAGTTGATTATCAGGCTCACCCTGAATAAGTTTACGCAAGCCATAACTAGCAATGGTTGTAGCTTGTGTTTTTGAGAACCCTAAATCTCTCAAGGCTTTCTCAAATTCTGGTAATGTAGGCAAACTGCCTTTAGCTAAAGCGGATTTAACCACTTCAACACGGCTTTCTTCGTTGGCTGGGAATGTAACGATTGAGATTTCTTTTAAATCAATCTCTAAAAGCTCCAAGACATCGTCTTTTTCGTTATACATCCATTTATTTAAACGGTATCCAATAGAAAGTCCGTCAATCGCTCCAGCCATCATTAAAGCGTGGATTTCTTTCGCTCGGGCTACATCGTTAATCAATAGGCGACCTTCGCCATATAAACCACGTTCATCTTCCTTGAGTTGAGTCCATACACCAATCGGTTGATTACGGTCGTGATTCCATAGCACTGGTGGCATTTTGCTTTGTGCGTTCCAACCTTTAATACTTTCTACGAAAGCGCCTTTTTTAACTACTTCGTCATAGCTATCAGCAACATCGAATACATTGCAATAGCCAGAAAAAAAGCCATCCTCTCGGACAGCTTCTGCTTTAAATAATAAATCTTTAGTCTTTGTCTTTGTCATCCGCTCCCACCTTGTCGATAGAGGTTAGATTTAGTTGCACTGTTAATTGGTCTGCACCATCAATAGCTGGTAGATTTTCCAATGCTCGTACTTCATTCCTTGTCATTACGCCATTTTGCAGCAAAGCAGTGTAAAAACTTGCTCGCCCTGCGCTGTCAGCTCTTAATAAGCCTTCAACGCTGAAAATAGGGTAATATTTCTCACGTTCTTCTGGCGTCAACAGCTTTCTCGCTATCGTTTGCTCAATGCGTTTTAGCGTTGGGCCGAGCGAATAAGTAAGGAAGTTTTGGTTAATTTGCTCCGCACTGGACGCCCAAGATGAAGATTTGTCCGTGCTATGGATTAATTGAGGCGGAACGCCAAACGCCCGACAGATTTCTTCAATCCCGAAATATCGGCTTTCAAGTAATTGAGCATCTTGCGGATTAATCCAAGCTCCCGACATGTTTGCTGGCTCCATCCCAGCCTCAAGAACCATCCATTTTCCTGCGTTTTCAGGTTGTCCGTATTCATTCAAGGCTTTACGAACCAAATCACGTTGTTCAGCATTTAACACTCTATCGCCAGTTTTCAAAAATCCACCAGCTTTCAAGTTGTTTTTAAATGCTTTTCCTGCGGCATTGTTAGCAGCAATCTGTAAGCCCATTACATTAGCTAGATAGCTGATAGGAGATAATCCGACCAATCCATCGAGCGAAAAGTCTTTGAAATGTAGTATTTCAGCCTCGCCATACTCACCACTATCTACATTGTTTTTTGTGTAAATATAAACAATCTCGCCGCTATCTTTTCGCTTAACCGTCATGTATTGAGGGTCGAGAATATCAAGCGATACAATTCGATCTTTTAAGCGATTAATGCGACCGTATGCGTTACCCCATAGGTCAATATTAGCAACGATGGCTTGCCAGAACTCACTAGCACACATATCTGCATTTGGTGCATCGTGAATGAGTTTGTATAAAGAGTGTTCTCTCGCTATTTTCCGCTCAAAGTTCTTAAGGTGTAACGGTAAAGATGAGGCCGTTTGACTTCTTAATCTTACGCAAGCCCATACTGCACTTAATTTGAGCGCCTTTTCAGCGTCCACTTGTTCGCCAGTGCCGGTTGATTGGCTTACAAATGGATCGACCGTTGAGCCTTTATCTAAACGCTTACCACCGCTAAACAATCGGTCATAAAACCGACCCCACCAGCCTTTATCATTTTCTCCGTTCATCCGATAATAATATCCTGTAAAAAGTCGTCTATATCTTGAGGCGTTTCACTCATTTCAGAAATACCTCTAGCCATCGCCAAAGCAACCATTCCATCAATACGCCCTGTTGCTTTATGCTTTTCAAATTTTCGATTCCCTGCTGGGTCTTTGGTTATTACTGCGTTAGCCGCACACATCGTCAAAACAGGGTTCATCCCGTGCTTTAAGTTGCCATTTAGCAAATCACTCTCTAGAGTGTCGATAGCTGGCGACATATCCTTAAAACCCTGCCCAAAAGGCACTAAAGGAAGATTAATCCCTTGAGCTTCCATTTCTTTTTTAAAGATGTCTATTCGCCAACGGTCAAATGCGATTGCAGCGATGTCAAAATCCGAAAGAATTTCCGCTATATCTCGCACAACATACGCATAATCAACGGTCGCACTTGGTGTTGTTCGAATGAACCCTTGCTTAGCCCATACATCGTATGGTGAACGGTCTCGTTTTGACCTATCTTCTAATCCTATTTCAGGTGTCCAGAAGTAAGAATAAACGTTAATTTTTCCGTCAGGGTCTTTAGTTGTCAGAACCAAAGAGGTTAAGTCGGTGCGAGCTGATAAGTCTAAACCGCCATAAGCTGTCAATCCGCTAGGGCTTGATTGCTCAGCACTGCTTTCTTTCCAAGCGTCAATGCTGACAAATGTCGAAACAGTGCTTACTCGTTGATTTAAGTTTAGATTTCGGAATGTATTCTCAAAGCTCGGCATACGATTAGCTTTATCAGCAAGTTTGCGAATATCATCTTCACTACGGAATACGCCTAACGCTGGATTTGCTTGTTTCCACGCTTTCGGGTCAGTGATTTTCAAATCCTTGTCCGCACTGTAAACATGGCAAACTGTATGAGGGTCATTACTTGTCTTGGCATCATCAATCCAGATTGACAACAAATCACCATCATTTGCCGCTTGAGTACTTATTGATAGCAATAACGGATTTTTGTGCGCACCTTGTGCGGTAGTGATTGCATCAACGAAAGCAGATTGTGGACCTTGAATTTGTCCTATTTCATCAAGGATAGCTAACACAGGGGATAAACCTTGTGCGGTTCGACCATCAGCCGCTAATGCTCGATATTCAACATTCATCGGTAAACCAATTAAACGCTTACCACTAGGCTTAATCGAGATGATATTGCTTAGCTTAGGATTGAGTTGAATCATCTTTACAGCCAAGTTAAACACCAAAGATGCCTGCTCTCGACTTAACGCACCGCTTACAATTTGGCTATTCTGAATTGCCACTGGCCCAACTAAGTGAGCTAATAGCAAACAGGCAATTAACGCTGTTTTTCCGTTCTTACGCCCAATAGACAAAATGCCGTGACTTGTTCCGTTGGGGTTATCGTAAACACCACGAATAAAATCTAACTGGAATTCTTCTAATTTAATCGGCTGACCAACTAATGCACCCTCTGGCACAAAGCAGTACCGCTCAATAAATGCAATTACTTTATCAGCCTTAGTCATTAGTTGATTACCCTTGTTGCAATTAAGCCATCGTCATCATCAATAGCATTTCGAGCATCTTGGTAAAGCTGATTGGTTTTCACTTGGTCACGACTTTCGCCATTCGTTGCTCGGCTATGGATTTGTAAACTACGGCACATTTGGATTTCGCGCTTATACAAATCTTCGATAACATAATGCAATGGATGTTGTTTCATTACACCGTTATCGGTTTTAATCCATCGTCTAGCTGTTGTAGCTAGTTCGTTTTCGTAATCATCAAGCTCTACGTACAATTTAGCCAACTTGACAGCTCGCTCTTTATCAATCGGTGTCCAGCTATCCGGATTTCGACTTGTAATAATGCTTTCCCAATAGCGACTTTCTTGTTTAGTGAGCTTTTGAGGCGGCTCTGTCTTTCTTTGAGCCGCATTATTAGCTAATACCTTTGCTGTAGTGCTATCACTTCGGAGTTTGCGACTACTCATAGGTTTTACCTCTTAATTTGTTATTAATTTACTAGAAAAACTGTATTAGCAATAATTCAGTGTTCTGATGGCGGTTTTTTGGAGTTTTGCTTCGAACTTTTCACTCACCCCTCCCCTTGTTGAACGGATGTTCTTCATCAATCGGAAGTCCATTTATATCGCAACCAATTTGATTTATTTTTCTAATTTCAGCTTTCTGTTTGGAACTGTCATGATGTAACTTACATAATGACTGAAGATTGTTATCATCAAAGAATAAATCTAAGCTACCTTTGTGCGGTGTTATATGGTCAACCACTGTGGCAGGTGTTAGCTTTCCCTCTCTCTGACAAAATACACAAAGAGGTTCTTTTGCTAAGTGGTCAAGCCTTAATTCCTTCCATGCCTTTCTGTTATACAGATAATGCCAGCTCTCTCTTCCCATATGGTCACCAATAAAAAAGGCGAGCTACTAACTCACCTTTATTTGTCTTGTTATGATGTAAACCTTACAATCAAAATTCATTCAACCACAGTTATCACCACCAATCATTCAATCACCTCAATAACATCTAACTGACTTTCATCGTCTGCGTAGAATGTACCGTTGGCATTATGCTAGTGACTAAATGGAGGTTCTTCTGTTTCGGTCTTTTCGACTAATAACCATTTACCGAATTGTGTTTCATAAACTACATCGCATAATGTTCCATTACGGAGTTTTACAATATTACCGATTTTCATGTCTTACCTCTGAAATAAAAAAAAGACCGCTAATTTAGCAGTCTTTACTCGAATCGCTTATTGCTTGGCATTCAACTCTTTAATACCAAGATTGATATCTTCAATCAACCGGATGATTCCATCAACATTGAAATTCTTATTCATCTCTCTGGACAACAAAACAAGGTTGTGGAATTGAGCATTAGATTGTTTATTGTTGAGTGGTTTATTATCTTCCATTGTTATTCCTGTTAATCGTTTGAACTTATGAAATATTACTACCACAAAAGAATAAATCAACCTTAGATTACTTACTGCTCTTTGTAGATTCAATCCACTTGTTAATGTTTGTGATTTGACTAGCACACATATCACGCTCACCTTGCACTATGATTAAGTGTTCTACCGCCTCACCGTATGTGCTACCAGTGAATGGAGTTTTAACACAAGGCGTTAGAAATGCTTGAGGCGGATATATATACTCCGTCTTAGTTGTTACCTTATTGGTGCAACCGCTCAATAGCGTCATCGTTAATACGAGTGCTATAGCAAGGTTGTGTCTTAATGATTTTCCGAACCACTTGGATTTTGTCTTGTGCTGCTTGTTTGATTTCATCATGGATTACTCTCTGTTGTTCTACCGCTTGGCGTTCTGTCTCAATCGTATCTTTTAGCGATTGATTAACTTGCTCTTGGCTTTTAATGGTTTGGGCTTGCACTTGGTTTTCGGCTCTTAGTTCATCTATATTCTTTGATTGGTGCCAAATCCAACCGCACAAGCCCAAAATGGTTAATGCGATAATTGAGATTGCGTAGATTTTAAATCTGCTAAACATAATGCCCTTTCCTTTTCCCTACGCTTAACTAAGCCTTGCAGCTTTCGCCCATCAGCATAAACCCAGCGTAGAAGTTGATTACACCCAGCAACATAATTACCGTTTCGCATTAATCGAAACATTGTTGAATTTTTAAGATTGCCGCATCCGTTATTAAACGTGACAGATACCATAGCGTCAAAAACAGATTGTGGCAGCATTCTTCCGTTGGCATATTTATCTACACAAGATTCAGCGAGCTTAATGTCATTCTTCCATCGGTAGGCGATTTCTTCGTTTGTGTATTTTTTCTTAGGCTCTATCTTTTGCCCTGAGTATTCTGTTGAGCCAATGCCAACAGTTAATACATCAGCCGGACATTTATATGGAGTTGCCATACAGCCCTCAGCGTTACCGATTATTTCCGCTCCAGCTCTACTTAACCTAATCTCATTACTAAAGTTGGCATACATAATCCCAACAACAGCAAGAACCGAGCAAGCGCCTAATGCACCTCTAGTCTTCGACAGTACCATCTCTTAATCCTCGCTTTAATTGTTCCATCTTTAACTTGTGAAGCTCATCCGCTCTGCGCTCTTCGTTTTGTCTAACCTTGCTTTCTTCAAACTTTGCGTACATGTTGACTAAACCACTGATTAAACCAATCAAAAGCCCGAAGATAGCGAGCCACTCTTGCAGCGTATACATAGCCCAAAATGCACCAAAGCCAGACCAGAATACGCTTTGATTTCCTGCGTCTTTTAGCATTTTTCTCATACTCCACCTCGCCATTTGTTTGCGGGGCAATAAAAAAGCTCACGTTTATTGCGTGAGCTTGAGGATTGGCGGACGATACTGGATTCGAACCAGTGACACACAACTTAACAGGCTGCCACTCTACCAACTGAGTTAATCGCCCAATAAAAAACCCCGACCGTTTCCGATCAGGGCTATATTGAATTTATTTCGGTGTTTACTACTTACAATACGACCACCGTATATGATTATGATAGGACAAGATGACAAGTATGTCAATATATAAATCGAATTTTTTTAATATTTTTTCTTTTCTCGCTTTCTATTGCTAATTTAACTTCAATCTTGATTAGTTTCTCGTAGATAATCGCTTTCATCAGTGCCAAATCTTTCTCTACTCTACGCTTACAGGTCTTTAAGCAAGGAATTCTAATATCACGCTTGCCATTACAAGGCTGCATATATTGAGGTTCTTCACGCTCTCTTAGTTTTGTAGCTATTCTATTTACTGTTAATCTATGGACGTAGTACGAGAAAAGAATGAAGTGCATCCGTTCATCGTATTTCTTGAAGAACATTTCAATCTGTTCACTAATCATCATTCCTAACTCATCATCGCAAATAGCATTACTTGGCTCATCTCTAGGCTCTACGCTTTTCATAAGTTTGTAGAGAATGTTTAGCTCTGGTTTATCCAATCTTCCGCTATTAATCCAGCCACCCCAAGAATACATTCTATTGTCAACGAATTGTACTTGGTCGTAGTCTAATTCTGGTATTTCGCTGAATTTATTCATTCTCTAGTTCCTTAACTTTAGCCTTGTAGATTTTAATTTGCTCTTTGATTTCTTCGATTGTTAGTTTTAATGGTGGATGGTCTTGTCGTTCAAGAAATTCTACTCGCTCAATACCAATTTTCTTAACTAGATTTATTCTGTACTCTATGGCGTTTCCGCTCTTTTGGTTATTACAAGGGGCGCATTGTTTATGGATGTTGTCCTCGTTAAATCTTAACTCTGGACAAGCTCCACGACTTCGATAGTGTCCTGCGTGATATTGTCCTTGATGATAACGACCACAAGATATACAAGGCTCGTCTTTATCTCTTAAGCGTATGAATTTATTTACCCAGCTTTGTAAATCATCTAACCACTCGGAGCGGCTTTTGATTTTTTGTTTAAGTGCGGCCATTCTTTTCTTGGTTTCTAACCGCTCTTGTTTATCCTGTTTTTCCCGTTTCTTTCTTGCCTGCTCTTTTGATAAAACTATCGCACATTTTGGCGAACAGACTTTCTGCATTGAGCTTATACTTTTCACAAAGTAACAACCGCATACTTTGCATTTGGTTTCCTTAGGTTTATTCATATCTACCACCATTTACCAGTGATTAAAATAACACCTGCTATCATGCAGATATAAGATAAAATCAATAACCATAATTCTTTATCATTCATCATTTGCACTATCCACCAACCAAATAATCACAACAGCAACCGCAAACAACACAATCGCCAACGCTATTTCTTCTCTCATCTAGTGCCTCCAGCCATTGCTAAGAATTACATCGTTCTCTACCGCCCACGATTGAACATACTCTATAAGGCTTGCCAATCGCTGTACGCTCATTTGTGCTGTGCTTTCTCGTAGATTGATTACTTCACCCTCAAGCCCGATTACCATTTCAGCTTTGCCACCTGTTGCGATTTTATGAGCCGATACCATAATCATCTTCCAAGTGTCGATATCTCTTTTTTCACCGTTAAATTTGCACTGTTTGCTAATATCGCTAAGTAGTGCGTGTAACTTTGAATTTTGCTCAAGCGAACGTGTCATCGGTTGGATTTTTACCACCAACGGTTTTTTATCGTCCGTTGGTAGTTCTTTGATAAAATCAATGCAATTCAACCGCACTTGGTTTGAGCGTAGAAAAAATTGTCTATATTGGCTCATAGCATCATTCCTAATGGAGGCAATCCTGGATCTTTCTTCTCAAATTGAATAACTTCACAAAGTTCATCGCAAAATTTTTCAAAATCTTTTCTAGGCCAACGCTCCAAATCAAATACCAAACGGCTAAATTGAATTTGAGTTCTCACTTGCTCTTTTAATTGAGCTTGCGACATCAACTCTAATTTCATTGGATCTACTTTTTCTTTTGGCGGCTCTGGCGGTGAAGCCGTGTCCCATTTATCAGAATCAATTAACCATTCATCAGCGTTAATTATTTTATTCGTGGCACAGTCATACAATTCACGGTATGTTTTGTTATTCGACTTGGTTTTATCAACCACCAAGAAAAGCACTGAAATTGGCGTATCTTCAAAGGCGTTTTGAATCAAATTCAACTCGACTAATTGATTCCCAATAACTTCACGGAGTTTCTTTTCCGTGTTACGGTATCCAATACCCGGGAACATAATGAAAAAACCAAATCGCTTAGCATTAGCTAGCCCCTTTAACATAAACACGTCATCAACTACACCAGATTTTTTCCACGGATATTCTGCCGTGATAGATTCCTGCTCTTCCGCGCTTAACTCTTTAAATTTAAGTGAAAAAGGCGGATTCATTACAACACAATCACTTTTTTGCTCGCTTTGATACAAGAAAAAACTCATATTATGAATTTCAGCATCTGGATAATTATTTTCCAATGCCGCACATGATTCCGACTGAATTTCCACCGCAATGAACTCACTAGGTTTAATATACTGCTCAAGCTGTCCACTGCCTGCTGCACCATCAAAAACACTTGGATTTTTACCTAAGTACTTCTCGACTTTACCAGCCAAATATCGGCGCAAAGATTCCCCCGTGATGTACTCAGCAAACTTATTCGCTTTCTTGCGATTGTTATGTTCCTCAAAACTCATTTGCTATACCCACCAACCTTTTTAATAAAATCAAGGCTAATTGAACGTGTGACAAAGTCTTCCATTGTTGGATCAAAGACTACGACCATCTGTCCTTTTGAGTTGCCTTTTATTTCCTTACCTGTTACTGGATGAATAAATGCAATTCGTCCACCTGTAATATCAATCACTTCATTTGCCACGTTGTGAATGTGGTTTTGATACCACTGTGTTGATTTATCGTTATTGAGTAACATCACAACTAAATGCCCTTTATCTCTTAACTCCTTTGCTGCCTTCAAAAATGGAGTTACATCAGAGTAAGGGGGATTGACATAAAAACTCAGATTGCGATAAGGGTAAGGTGTTTTTGTATCTAAAAAGTCTTTACCGAGTGAACTACCCTCGCCAATCCAATTTAGACAAAGAGCATTATGCTCATTCGCACAGCCATCAATATCAAAATCAAAGCGCTTGTTTAGCCAATTAAAAAAATACTTCGGTGTTTGCCATGTATCTTTATCAAATTTTTGTTCTGTCATTTACGCAATCCCCATAATCTCTTTAATCTTTGCCACACCGTTTTTTGATACTTCAGGAGGAATAACTTTTGGCTTTTGCTCTAGCAGTTCTGGAATTTGTGGGAATTCAAAGCCAGTGCGAGCTTTTTCAACCACTTCGGCAAGGATTTTCGGCATAGCCTTTTGGCAATCTTCCCATTTCTTTTTGCCGTAACCGTCATAGATTGTTTTTAGCAAGTAATACTCTGCTCTCGAACGGAATTTGAAATTGTGCGGATCTTTCGCATAACCAAAGTATTTTTGAAGTCTGGCCTCTAACTCGTCTTGTGTTGGTAATCCTAATTCGTGATTGTTGTAGTTATTACACCAAGCAATGAATTGACCTACACTCGGGAAGAATGGGCTTTCGGATTTTGCAGCAAAATCCAATCCTCTTTTTAGGGATTGAGGATTCACTATGCCAGCCTTGAATAACTCTTCGAGCCAAACTTGCTTTGTTTCGTTATACTCAGCTTCACTGGCAAACGCCTGCTTCCACGCTGGAAAAATTGATTTTAATCTGATAAACATTCGATCAATCAAACGAACGGAATTATCTGGAATATTGGATTTTTTAACCGCACTTCCCTCGGCTTGCATTTGGGTAATGTTTGTCATCTCAATTCCTCCGGTATCAAGTTAGGGTCGATATTTAATTTTCTGCCTACAGCCCAAGATCCATCATCAGCAAAGGAGCTTGTTTTTCTGGTGTTTGCAGCCATTGCTATGTCGTCATCACGCCAATTCCAGCTCGCGCTAAATCCGCGCCAGTTACGCTCAATAGCGATTGTGATTGCGTCAGAAAGCGATATCCCAGCCTTGGCAGCTTCTCGTTGAAAGCCTTTAAGTGCAGTCTCAGTAATTGGCGCGCTCTTGGCTTTTCGGAGTTTAAGAAAATCTTCAGCAAGCTGACCAACGATTCCAAATTCAGCAAGCAAGGCAAGCGAATTTTTTTGCGTAG